AGTCATCGAGTGCGACCAACTTGCGACGCCTTACTTCGCCGACGGACTGCCAAACAAAGTAGACGGTATTGAGTTCGACGACTTTGGAAATCCAACGGTCTACCACATCCTTAAAGGACACCCTGGGGACCGATGGCCTCTGGATGCCTTCGAAAAGGAGGATGTCGACCCAGACGACATCATCCACTTGTTCCGAGCCGAGCGACCTGGACAGATGCGAGGAATTCCCGAGCTGACACCTGCCTTGCCGCTGTTCGCCATGCTGCGTCGATACACCCTGGCGGTGATCACTGCTGCGGAGAATGCTGCGGACTTCTCGGCGATCCTCAAGACCCAGTCGAACGCTTTCGACTCTGCGTCCGATGGCATCGACGACATAGACCCGTTTGATTTCGTGCAGATCGATCGAGGACTGATGACTTCCCTGCCCAAAGGCTGGGACATGGTCCAGTTCGATCCGAAGCAACCAGTGACGACCTATACCGAATTCCGCAATGCGATCCTTGGCGAGATTGCACGTTGCGTACACATGCCTAAAAACAAGGTCCTCGCGGATTCAAGTGGGTACAACTATTCCTCGGGCCGGTTGGACCACCAGACCTATCACGAATCAGTTGCCATTGAGCGATCCCAGTGGTGGGAAATCGAAGCCCTCGACCGGATCTTCGGTTGGTGGCTCGATGAAGCCTTGCTGATGGACGGCTACTTGCCAGCGATCGAACCGACCGATGAGATTCCAAAGGTCTGGCGATGGCCACCACAGCGAGATGTGAACCCTGCGGAAATCGCCGATGTGAACATCGAACTGATCCGAGCCGGCCTCAAGACTCGCCAACAGTACCTGATCGAGCAAAACCTCGACCCCGAGGCTCACGCGCAGCAGCTCATCGAGGAGGGCTGGGTGAATCCTGACACTCCCCCCGCTCCGGTAGGCGCTGCGTCTGGTGCTCCTAGTGCGTCTGGTGTGCCCGGAGCTGCGGCCCAAGGTACGGGCGCTCCCGAGCCGGATGCGAGCCAACCCGCTCCTACCGGGGAGTTCGCGAACATGTCTCGTTTGCAGCTCACCCGCAACACCCGAGCGATCGATGACACGCTCAACAAGATCGAGCAAGGCGTCTGGACCACATCGCGAGCGAGAGTGTTCCTCGAATCGCTCGGCATGAAAGAACGCACGATCAACAATTTGTTGGCCGAGTACGAAGAGCAACCAGCGTGAGCTCGCTGACGCACGAGGCAAAGACTCGTCAAGGCTATCGCCTTCGAGTGTACACCGCTGCCGGACGTCGCTCGATCTGGCTCGGACGCATCACCGAGCCCGAAGCGATCGCCATCCAGCGACATGTCGACGAGATCATCGCCGCCCAGACCGCAGACCTACCCATCCCAAGGCAAACAGCCCTTTGGCTCGATCGTCTGGACCAGGAAATCAAATCCAAGCTCACTTGCATCACCGGATCCATCCGCACCGTCCGGACTGCGATCGACGAGTATCTCAACGCGAAGCGAGATCTGCTTGCCACATCGACCGCCGAATCGGTTGGTCGCTCCCTGGCCCATCTGTCCGATGCCTGCGGTGATCGGCGCATCGATGGCGTGTCTCCCGAGGAAATCGTCACCGTCTATGATGCGCTCGAGCAAGGTGCGTCCACCCGGGGAAAGATCGCCAAGGACTGGAAAGCTTTCTTCCACTGGTGCGAGGACAATCGATGGATCGTTGCCAATCCGGCCAAGCGACTCAAGACCACGGTCTCTGTGCGTGAGAAGCGATTCGTGTCGGTGGAGACCATCGAGCGAGTCCTCCAGGCCTGCGACGATCCCGAGCTGCGGTTGGTGATTGTGCTGTCTCGATTCGGAGGCCTGCGGATTTCCAGCGAGATTCGCGACTTCACGCAAGCATCGATCGACCGGGCCCTAAAACGGATCAAGATCACAGACAACAAGCGAGGGATGGTCCGAGAGATCCCGCTTTTCCGTGAGATTGCTGCCGAGCTCCCAGCACCAGGCGTCGAACTGCTGCCGACGATCGCAAGCCTCTCGCACTCGGGGATCACCAATCGATTTAAAGATGTGGTTCGCAAGGCTGGCATTGAACCGTGGGACGTGCCCTGGCATTCGATGCGAGCCACTCGAGAGACCGAACTGATCACCGCCTTCGGACTGGCGACCGCTTCGAAGTGGATCGGCAACTCCGAAAAAGTCGCGATGACCAGTTATGCGATCATTCCCGACTCGGACTGGGCGAAGGCTGATTTGTAACTCTTTTTGGACGGTTTTTCGGGGGCGAGTGGTAGTCTCGTCCCCATGAGCAAATCGATCCGGGCAACCACGAAACGCAAGCGACGAGACCCCAGTGTCATCGTCGCCTCGTCCAAGAGCAACTTGGAACTGCGCACCAGTGGCGACTCCATCGCATTGCAAGCCGCAGATCCTAACACCCCCGACGCGCTGCCCAGTTTTAGTGGGATCGCCTATACCGGAGGTGTCATGCATCCCAAGCTTGCAATCCAGTGGAATGGTCCGGTGGTGATTGACCTCGCAGGCCTCGACGCACCGGTCGGACCAGTGCATCGAGACCACGACGAATCCAGGCCTGTCGGCCATCTGACTGCTGTGGCCAACGATGGTACCAAGCTCTCTGTCACTGGAGTGTTCTCGGTCCCCTCGTTGGATCAGCAGGAGATTGTCTCGGGAGCGAGAAACGGATTTCCTTGGCGACCCTCGGTCGGCGTGAAGATCCTCACTTACTCCACGATTCCGCAGGGTCAGACCCTCCAGTGCAACGGACGCACTTTCGAGGGACCGGTGCTCGTCGTGAAACGATCGCAGCTTAAAGAGGTCTCCCTGGTAACGATCCCAGGCGACCCAGAATCCTCTGTCTCTATTGCCGCTTCGGCCACATCAAACATGAAAACCTTTGAAGACTATTGCACCTCTCTTGGACTCGATCCTGCGACTCTTTCGCCCGAGGCCAAAGCCGCCCTGCAAGTCTCCTACGCCGAGAGCATCGAATCCTCTGCGGACCCTGCCAGCACGGACGCTGGTGCGGGTTCGCAACCTCCTGACGCTTCTGCCGCCGACCCCAACAAACCAATGGAGCCACACATGGCCAAGCCTGCGACCGCTGCTGCTTCTTCTGCCTCGCCCGATCTGACTGCTGGTAGCACTTTGGATCTGACCGCCTACCGATCGCAGATGGCCGCTGAGACCAAGCGAGTCGGCGATGTCACCTCGCTCTGTGCCAAGTTCGGCAATCCGACCGTCATGGTCGGTGGCAAGAACGTCGACCTAGCGGCCCATGCGATCGAGAACGGCTTGACCGGCGACCAGACCGAGCTACTCGCTCGCCGCCATCAAGACCTGGAAGCCTCCCGCGATTCTCGCCCACGAGGCCCTGCAATTCACTCGCGAGCTAGCCAAACGTCGATCGACCTCGGAGCAATCCAGGGTGGAGTCATGTTGCGTGCTGGCATGCGGCTCGATTCGTCCAGTTTTGAGAATCGCGATGTCCGAGCCAAGCTTCCTGGATGGCTGCAAGCCGGTGCAAACGACCCAATCCGCGCACGCACCAGCGACCTTGCCCATCAGTACCGAGACTTGACCCTTGTGGAGACCTGTAAGCTCGGTCTCCAAGCTCGCGGGATCGATGTCCCGTCCAACCGGATCGACATGGTCCAAGCGTCCTTTTCCTCGGGGACTGTCGCCGTTCTGTTCGGTGCGACCCTCGGTGCGAAGATGCTCGAAAGCTACGCCGAAGTCGATGATTTCTCGCAAGGGATTTGCAGCGAAAGCGAGCGTCCTGACCTTGAGGAGCACAACAACAACCGGATGCAAGCCGCTCCGAATTTGAAGCACCACCCAGTCGGTGGAAAAGCCAGCCATGGCAACCGCCGTGTGTTGACTGAAAAGGCTCAAGTCGGACGATTCAGCGAGCAATTGAAGATCGACGAAGCGGACATGTTCGGCGACAACTTCCAGAAGCTCAAAGACACGCCGCAAGATTTCGGCCGCGCTGCTGGACGTCTGCGTCCTGACCTCGTCGCCGCCTTGCTCATGAGCAACCCGACTCTCACGCAGACCGCTCGCGCTTTGTTCAACAGCACCGACGGGAACGCCGCGACGGGTAAGGCCTTGGCTCGTGCGACCCTGAGTGAAATGATCGCACGTTTGCTCAAGGTCAAAGACGGCGACGCGACGCTCAACCTCAAGATGACGCACTTGGTTGTGCCTCCTGATCTGATGGACTTGGCGATCCAACTTTGCTACTCGGCCAACCTGTCGAACGACAGCGGGTCCGGTGAGCTCAACCCGATCAAGAAGTATGGCATCACCCCTGTGACCGACGCTCGGTTCTCGAATGGATTGGTGCACCCAGTCACCGAGCAAGCGATCGCCGGTTCGGACACCACGTACTACGGCATTTCCAAGGACGGACGCACGATCGAAGTCAACTACCTCCAAGGTGCTGGCCGAGTTCCTGTGGTCCGAACCGAGACCCTGACCGGTGGTGAGTTCGGTGTGGTCATCGATGTGAAGCACTACATCGGAGTCAACGCGCTCGACTTCCGAGCGATGCAACGCTTCGCGGCCTAGTCTTAGTGGCCCGACCATGGGCTAGTCATCGATTCCTTTCGGCAGAGTTTCGGCTCTGCCGTTGTTTACCTCCCTCAACTCTCGACCAAACCAATGCGAATCAAACTTTTCCAGCCTGTAGTTTTTGACGGCAAGACGCTCGAAGGCGAGATCGAAACCAACGGCACGGCCATCAGTGCCGAGTCGATCATCCAGCGAGGCTGGGGCGTAGAGGTCAAATCGTCCAAGCCTTCCAAGGCATCCCAAGAGCCTGTCGAGTCTGATCCTCCCAGCGAAGATCCGGACCAAGACGAATCAAACGAATCCGATGAATCGGACGAACCGCAAGACGAGCAGCCATCGGAGCAACCAGCCGAGCAGCCTGTCGTGGTCGAAGCGCCACCCAAGCCCACCAAACCCGCTCGACGAGCAAGTCGCTCCCAGAGCTAAGTCCTGAGTAACCACACTCCCCTCTTCACACAAAAGAAACCATGGCAACTTTCAAGCAAGAAACCGACGTTCGCCGATTCACCGCCAGTGCTGACACTGTCAACGGAGCCATCGTCCAGACCGTTGACGGCCTGGCCGGGATCGTCGAAGGCCTAGCCGGCGTCAAAAACGGCAAGGTTGGCAACGCTCGCGTCGTTGGAATCGTGACTTGCGACAAGGCATCGGGCACCGTGCTCGCTGCTGGAGCCCGAGTTCAGATCGCCACTGCAACGCAGCTCGTCACCGCAAAGGCGTCGGGCGCTGCTGATTCGGGCAACATCCTGCTAGGTCGCACCGCTGCCGCTGGTGCGGACGGAGCATTGACGGTTGATGTCGACCTGAACCGAGCCGCAGTCTAATCAACCACCATGGCCATCAAAGAAGCCGACCTTAAAGAATGGTCCGATCTCGAAGCAAGGCGATCCGCCATGCAGCGAGAACTCACGACCATCAATGATCGGCAAGGCCAGATCGAAGAACAACTCGAAGCCGAGCTTCGCAAGTCCGGCAAAACGAAAATCACTCGAAGCGGGTTCACTCTCGCTTTGCAACCTGGGAAAGCTTCCGTCAGTTGGGCCAAAGAATTCCTCAAAGCCATGGGCGATGAGGCAGTCCAGAAGCTCAAAGACGCAGCCGCCCAGACGTCGGTCAAAGTGTTCGTGTTGGTTCCACCCAAGACCCCAAAGGAATAGATAGCCAATGGGGATGCTTGAGACTGGGACCGCTCACCTCGCTGAATCGATGACCAAACACACTGCGGTGGATGTCCTGTACATCAAACGCAAGATCCAGAAACCAATCAAGGCCACGCGGGGATCGACTCCCTTTGAGGCCTCAGACACCGAAGGGCTCATCCATCGGACCGTCAGTCGAGACTACTTGATAGCCAAGACCGAATGGCCGTTCGATGACGACCCAGAAGACGGGGACCGAATCACCGACGC